TGGCTTAGGGTTAGGGGCACACACAGCAGACTGCTGTATTGGAACACGGACGGGTGTATCTCGCCGAGGGGTGGGACAATGAACCCGAACACACCCAGCCCAATCATCGCCACGGTACTGAGCACGAACACGAGCGAGTGCCATGGGAGATATTTGAAATTTATTTTTGACTTCATACTATTATAATTAACTTATGGGTTAATACTCGGGTGTGTTACTTATCTATCTCGCTAAGTGCGAACGAGACTATACCTACAAACTCCTTACCTATGGACTTAGCCATATACTCCTTGATATTCATGCACGAGGAGTACCACTTGATAGAGAACCACGGGCGGGCGGTACGGAACTTGCGCTCGCGCCCTGACTGGGTGTACTCGCCTATATCGCCCGGATTGCCCAACGACTTCTCGCGTCCTGTTCCCCGGTCTTGGAAGATACCGTACTCCGGGAACGTGAAGTGTACTGCCAGCTCCAGATACTTATCATCGTGCTTGACGGGGAACTGATGGAGGCTGTCGTACAAGTGCGGTACTGAGGAGCGAGTGCGCCGGCGAGGGGATTCGAACACCCCGTATTTAAGGATGCGCTCCTGCCAGATCTTGGTCATGGTCTCGTTCCATGCCTCGACGTATTTGGCTCGCTCTGATATGGCTTGCTCCGGGGTCATCAGTTCACTATTACTGCATCATTATTTCGCTTATCCGCATATTGCAGAGTCAACTCTAACGATATGGGGGTATTGGGGCTGTCGGACTGTTCCAACTTGTATTCTTTGACCAGGACTTCACTCCAGCTTGAGTAAGTCGTGTTCCCGGCAACCGTGTAAGGGTCATACATCTCCACCTTGCGCGACCGGCAGAGGTTGAGCAAGGAGTTGTACATGGCTGAGGGGAGAACCGGCGACTTGATTTGCAGATCCAGCAGTTGCTCGATGTCGTACATCGCAGATACATTCTCTATCTGAGCGGTCTCGAACTCGGTCTTGGGGACTTTGTTCGTAGATCCGGGGAAGGTCACATACTCCACAGCATTGAAGACATTGCGGAAACGCATCTTTATCGGCACTTCCATTTCAAGGTAGTAAATAGTGAAGATGCGACTTCCCATCGAAACCACAGCCATGGCGTCATCCGTATAGCCCGATACCATCAAAGTCCCCACTCCGGCATTAGCAGTACCGGTGAATGTCTGCGTTGTATTGTCCTTTTTTGTGTGAACGACAGAATATGATGTATTCTGCGCTGCATAGTAACTGAGTAGGATTGATTGACCTACATGCGCAAATCCGATCTTATAATGCGTAAGGAAGAAATAGGATGTAAACACATCCGCCGTTAGCGAACCCGGTTTGCGCAATCTGGCGCCGGTATAGACAATGCCCAGGGTTGACGACTCCGGAGCGGATATCGCATCACCCTCGGAGTAGTAATAATGCTTAACAGATAGCGTGAAGACTGAGATGTTGTTCTGAAGCATATAAGCCCGAACCGTCTCTTCCACTCCAAGGAACTCATGATATCCATCAATAACTCGAGAGTTCATATCGATGATATGTGCCACTACAGCGCCATACGCATCAAGCAAGGTCATAGTACATCTGATGCTGTCATAATCGTTGCTTGTTGCCCTACGAATCGTTGTTGATATTTGATTCAGGAAGATCATGCTTCAGTATTTTTTTTGCAAAGGTACAGACACGCGCACGCGCGGCAAAAATACAACATTACGCAGTACCGAGGAGGGTGACGGTGGTAAACTTGACGGGCTTGTTGTTCATGCCGATGTACAAGGTATCGAAGGCATCCGTGCCATCGGTACGATGCTCCAGCAGGTTCTCTTCAGACTCTGCCAGTTTCTCGCCTGCCTTGTACTTCTTGAAGCCGTTAGCTCCCCGGATCACACCGGCGGACTGGATGGCTACGAGTAACGCCTCGTTGGCATCGATATTGAAGTACGGCGTCAGACGCTCCTGCCCGGCAAACCCTCGATTGATAAGCAGGTATTTTTCGGAATGTCGCATAGGATTGCCGAGCAGAACGGATTTAATTCTCCAGCCATGACTCTTAAATTCCTCCTCGATGACGACTTTGAAGTCTTTCTTATTGACGGCATAATTGCTCCCCAGTGCTGTGGTATCATAATAGAAAATAACTTGTTTGCAACGATGATTGCGATAGTAGTTGCAGAAATCCGCCACGAGTGCGGGAATCTTGCGGTCGAACTTGACATAGAAGGACCGGATGACGTTGAGTCGGCCGTCCTGTTCCTGGCCTGCCACGATCCAGTTGATATTGGCGTTGTAGTCCATGCCTATGCATATCGGCTTATCCGGTTGCACATCGAGATCCGCTTGGCTGTTGAGCATGGCGCGGTACTCAGCTTCCGTATGCCCATAGCCGAGCGACATGAGGTAGTTGTTGTCGGCGGCGTGGTACTTGTGGTTCTCGGTCATGGAGTTGTAGAAGCCGTCTTGGAGGATGCCAATGCGCTTGCAGAGGATAGATGTCTGGAACACCAGCGGCGGCAGGTCGCGCTTCATGTCCTTGAGGTAGTTGACGCCAACGACCTCGAGGTTCTCGATTGTGCTGACCTCGACATAGAACACAGCAGCAGCACGTAGCTGATTCAGGATGCGGTTGTTGCTCCTCAGATGATACTTCAGATAATCTGGAACGGGCTTTCCTGCTGCTCGTAACTCCTTAACACGATTCTTCATCCGGTATTCCTCATTCAGGCAGCCTTCTATGGCGCGGATGATCTCCGTATCCATCTTCTCGCGATAGTTGAGGAACCAGCTGCCCTTGGTGCCGACCGGCATATCCGACATGATCATTATCGAATGGTGGTAGCTGTGCATACCGAAGTGTGCTTTGATACCGCCATTGGCGGGCAGGGTCTCGTCCTTGAGCTTCTCGAAGTTGATGAACTTGGCTTCGTCGATGAGCAGCCAGTCGAGGGTGAGGGAGTTGGACGAGCCGGCAAGATCCTGCGAGATGAGTACCGCGCGGCTACCGTTGTAGAACGATATGACGTGCTCGAACTCCCGAGGCTCGATGATAGCCTTCTCGAAGTATTTAGGCGGCTTCTTGCCCACGACGTAGTGCACGCCCTCGATGAGTCCCATCGCCTTCCAGCAGGTGAACAGTCCCGGCAGGGTGTTCGTCAGACCGTGGCGGAAGGTAGGAACGACTATTCCTCCGGTACTGCCCTTCATGCGCTGCATGTTCCGATAGACGAACGGCGCACCCATGCCGTAGGTCTTACCGGTACGACGACCGGCGACAACCACCGTCGTCTTGGCGCCGATGTACATGACGCGCTGCTGGATCTTATTGAAGTATATCTCTGCCATATTTTACTACCACCGGTGGTAAGACTACCTTTTCCCTAGGGGTTTATACCAATAACCCCCGGGGGAAAGCCCCCATTACCCCTAGGGGTTGTTATTTTCGACCTCCGGGAACAATGACGCTTCCTCGAGGTCGGCTTCCTCGTAATCGATATCCTCGATATCCGGATTATCGGCGGCGAGCTTCTTACGCAGCCGTGCCTTGACCTCTTCCACGTTCGGTATAGGCTTGCATCCGACGAGCGACGGATCGGACGACGGGCTGAAGGACTGGATAACGATGAGTTCGAAGGGGAAATCCTTTTCATCGTCAAGGTCAACGCGGTTGACTTTGCCCAGTTCCTTCGCCGCCATTGCCATTGCCTTGGTATCCTTGCGAGCCTTCGCCATGTTGTATGTCTCAAGCAGCATGTCGCTGACGCGAGTGCGCCAGAACTCACGCGTTGCCGGCGTGATCATCGGCATGAGCTGCTTGACCAAGGCAAGGTCGGCATAGGCTACGGACTGCGATATCTGATGCTTCGCCATCATCTGGCTGATGAACGTGCGGTCTCTGCCGGAAGGGTTATCGAGGAACCAGTTGTACATCTCACGGATACGCAACAGGTGCTGCACCCTTTCCGGTGCGTACTTGCCCTGCAGCTCCTCCATGGGAGTGAACATCTCTGTCCGGGCGAGGTCTATGGTGCGGAGTTGTGCCATTACTCATCATCCTCCATATCGAGGAGGTTATTTTGTACATTTCCGAGGGCGAGCGGTGAACCGACCTTTGCGAGCTTCATCTCCTGGTCGCGGAGCTGCACCTTGGCCAGTGCCTTGCCACGGC